AATTTACGTTTGGCAGTCTTATACTCTTGCATTCGTTCATACCTAATACTTTCATTAACTTTTAAATCTTCTAATTTGAGAATTCGTAAGTTTGTAGATGCATCTACATCTAAGTTACCTTCGTCAGCTGTTTGAGACGTTTTTATTAATACATTGGGGTCTGCTTGAAACACTTCTATAACTGGCCTACCATCGGGTGTATCGGGTGAATTAGTTGTTAATGAATCTGATGTCATTTTACAACCATTAAATTTCAAATTAGCCATAGATAATGATAACTCATCTGTTGATGTTTCAGATGGTACTAATGACGATGAGTTACTTAATCTTAATGATGCGGATAGTGCAGTACTATAAAAATATACACTCTTTAATGCATGCTTTGATTGCTTTGAATTAATTACAGCTGAAGCAGTTGGGCTATAATTCCAATAACCATTTGAACCTGTAGTCCAATTATCACCAAATCCCACATCTGCAGATGATGAGTAGTTAAGTATTGTGTATCTATATGTAGATGGTGAATACATATCCTTAATCTGTGGGTTACCAACGTTTTCTAAATCATCTCTCTGTGCAGTAATGTTACGAATTAGAGATGTATCAATACTTGATGTATAATCATGTTTAGATGCTGCTATATTCTTATGGTTAGTTGTTATGGTGGTACTATTCCCTATGTATTCAGCACTCTGACTTTGTTTACTATTTACTATTGTAGTTTCATATCCTATATATTTGGCACTCTGGCTCTGTATACCACTTACTATTGTAGTATTATATGTTAAATATTCGGATGTTACATTTTTGTCAATCACACCTATTTCTGCATCGTATTGTGGGTTTGTATAAGATAAATTTGATTTTGATTTAATCTTAGGTCGTTCTAATATATGTGGTTCAATTAAGATACCTGAATTGTAATCCGCTCTTGCGGGCATCGTTTGTCTGATTTGTTCAAACACCGACATATCGTACCTAGCTAAGATATTAATAGTACTATTAATTAAATTTTTAGAACTATATTTTTTAAATACTTGTCTACGAACATAATCCAATTCTTCATTCTGTTCGGTGAATCCTTCTCTCCTATCAGGGTTACCAATATAATCATCTATCTCAAAATACCCAGTATGATTGTAGATATCTTCGTTATACATTTTTGTAGCAGAAAGATATACACCAACTTCATTTGAATCTACAGGTGCAGAATCATATTGTGATTTTTCCTTTTTTTGTTCTGGACTTAATATACCTGTTAGTCTATTTGATTCTACCCTAACTTTATTATTCATAATATTGTTAGCACCTGCCGATGGGACTTTTGTATAATACTCCTCAGTTACACCTAACAAATCATCGTTTTCAAAACTGAATAATGATGCGGTTAATGGTCTATCATCATTTAATGTAGTTATTCTCTGATTTGGGTGTTGTGACAGATGTGAATCTGGATTTGTTATTGTTTTTAAGTTAGAATCTGGTGTGAATCTAAACTTCAAATCAAAGTAAGATGATGTTGCAGAGTTACCATGATATGTTTCTCTTGAAAGTGTATGTTCATCGATTACGATATCTTTAAGTGGATTTGCCCAATATCTTAGTTCTTGTATAGAACCACTCATAAATTCAGCATCGGCCCAAATGGATGGTGTGTTTGATGTTGGTAACGTATTACTAAGTGTTACTGTACCACTACCAGTCCATGCTGCATTGTATGATGATTCACTTGAACCATCGATTGATATACTAGCCGACTTACTTACTGATATTCTATCTTTTTTATTTTTACGATAAATTAACTTATATTCATTATCAGATGTTATATCATCAACTGAAGTTTCTCTTTGTACTAACAATGTACCCATATTAGAATCAAAGACTGGCACATTACTAATTGATGCTGATTTATAACCACCACTACCACTTAGATAAAAGTGAATATTACCCTTACCCGATGTTCTTGATGTTGGTTCTAATAATACTGCAAAGTCAGAGCCTTTTTGTAATAGTGATGAGGTTCTAATTAAATTTTGTTGAAACTGAAGTTCAATTGTGTCAATTGGGTTTGGGTCTCTATTTAAATATGTTATTGGGTTTATATCATTTACTTTACCCCAAGGAACTGTTATGTAATTATCAGTATCCATTCGTAGGTGATACACAAACTTATCATGCTCCCATATATGTCTTTTATCCTCAATAGCAGGCCCACCATACTCCCTAATTGATAAGAATGTTTGTGGGATACCGTAAGTAGATATAAGTGCTTTTACTGCTCTAGCAGAACCTTTTGTTTTTAACAGATATGGTATATTGTTTACAATCCTTCTCCAAACTTCATAGTTAATTTGCTCATCTGGTTTAGATGCTAATGAACCTGATTGAGTTGGGTTACCGAACTTATCAGTACCTACTGCAAATTTCCATAAATCAGAACGGTCTTTTCCATGTGTAAGTTTCCAACCCATTGATTTTGCTACATCATATAACATCTCATTTGGCATACCATCGTATGGGTGCTCTTCTCTATTATTAAGTGATGTTAATGCTTTAATGTAACTCCATGTAATATCATAATGATGTCCAATCATATCTACGAATAAAACATAATCAGAATTTAAAGGGTCTTCTACAATTGATGCCGGAATCATTTTTGTTAATCTTGCATCGTTAAGTGCATCGAAAATACTAGCCGAATCTATTAGTCCATTGTAGTGTGATATTCCTTGTGATGATGTCACACTATATAATTTCTTAGGGTATTCAGAGTAGTGAGGCCAGGGTGTTACCACATAAGATGATGCACTATAATGTGTATATAGTGAGCCGGTTGTTTCTTTATACGACCACCGTTCCCATCCATCCATACCACTAATAACATTCCCTTTCCTAATTAGGGATTGTGATATGTTGGTTAACGCAGTTGAACCACTAACTCGATTTAATGTTGATATTCTCTTATCATATGACTCTATTAATTCTAATTTGTATTTTAAGTTATTCACTCGCTCTACTGCTGATGAATAGTTTGTAAAGTTTTTAAAATTAGAATAATCAACATTTATATCAACACCACCAAAAGAACCACTAATGTATTTATCAATAATTTGTTGAGATGTTGATAGGTTGGTATCTAATAATGTATTCCATGTCTTAAAATCAGTACCTTGTGATTTGCCATAATTACCTAAATCTATTTTAAAGTTAGGAGATGAGAAATTTTCAAATGTTTTTTGCTTGGCGTATGGGTATGATATTACTCTTTCAATGTAATCTTCTCTAATTTGTCTTTGTATGGTTGATACTTTAGTTTCTAACCTACTAGGTAGAGGGGTATGTAATTTGACAACTACACTTAATGGAGCATCGGGTGTATCTTTGGTTGGTGAATAAAATTTAAATTTAGAAAATGGTTCAGTTCCATAATACACATTATCAAAAATATCATCTTCAACTTCGATGTCAGCATCAATGTCATATCGTCTATCAAAGTCTTGAGCGGTTTTTGATAAAAATACAAGACTACCATTTGCGTCACGTTGTTGAACAAATTCAATTTTATCATTTGGTATTGTTACACTATCTGTAACCCTATCAGTAATTATAGATGTGAATCTAGTTACTCTACCTGTTGTTTTTCTTGTGTCTTTAAAAACCTCTACCCATATATTATCATCTTTATCTAGTTCAGATGGAAAATATGTAACACCCCTTCCTTTGTATGTTGAAGTTGGGTGTTTTGGATATCGTGCTAATTCCCCACCTATATTATTATTAGAAAATTGAATATCTGTGATTGTCAGTAAATCGTTATTACCAAAACTTAAAACTAAATTGTTTTTATTAACAGTTTCGTAACCATTTAACTCACGTAAAGAGTTTAGGTCACCCTCAGTTACTTTTAACTCAATCTCAGTAGAGTCAGATGATATGTTTATTATTTCTAATTCAGGTGAATATGGTTGTAAAAAATTGTATACAATATTATAAGTTCCCTTATCACCACCACCTTGACGCACATCAATCTCTGGTGTTAAGATTATATCATATGTGGATTCTGTACCATTAGATGTTTCATAAAATATTTGAGATATTTTAGTGTCTATTAATGAATCATTGGAGTATACATTTTTATGTACATATGATTTGTCTAAAATTGTTTTTTTAATAGAACCCTTTGAACTATTTAAACGAGACAGCTCATCCAATGTATAAGTCGGTACGTTTGATACTGGAGACCGTTCGGCAGTCAATATGTCTTTTTTCTGATATCTATCTATTACCATCTATGTCCAATTTAAATAGTTTATAGTTGTACTTATCTAATAAACGTTTTCCGTTGTATAAATCAAACACCATATAAGAGAATTGAGTTCCTATCCAATTTGTGAATTTACCTCTAAGAGTTGGTTTCTCAACAACACCCATTTTGTATCCCATATATTCTGTCCAAGATTTGAACAACCAATATGCGAATTTAGTATTGTTAGGATTTTTCCTCATATACTTAACAACTTTTCTTGCCCACATTTGATACCCAATTACCAATTTAGGGTCTTTTTTCATCATCATTTCACCATATCTCTCATCAGCATCCCATAATTCTTCTGTTAAGAAACCTTGTCTGTATAATTCATTACATATAATTTTAGCAAGAGTAAACGGTGATGGTGGTGGTGTTGTTGTTGTTGTAACTACAGGCGTTGCGGTAACTGCGACCGGTGGTGTTCCTGCAGTAGTAGAAAGAATTTTAAGGTTCAACGACTTACGTCTGTTATCGTAATTACTCTGTGTCCTATTGAGCTCATTAATCCTGTCTGATTGAACGCGTTGCGCAACGGTAAAACTATTTCTAGCTCTGTCTCTTTTTGTTCGGTTGTCTGCCCGTTCTTTTCTTCTCCATTTGGGAGTGTTATCGTAGATTATTTGACTTTGGTTCAGGAAATTTGCTGCAGCCACAGCGGACGCAGTTGCGAGTGATGCCGCGGTTTTAGCACTATCCAATTTTGATTTAATATCCCTTTCTAAATTAGAAAAATAAGTTGGTGTTCTATAAACATCAATGGTTTTATAGAGTTTTATTTTTTCACCTTTATTATTATACCCATCTGGTACTGTTATATTTCCAATTGCGACTGCGGCTGTACTTTGTGTTTTGTCTTCTAAACCATATTGGTAAACAATAGGAGTAGGTTGAAATATCTCAGGCCATGATTTATTACCAATACCGGTACTAACAGTTGGGGTTGTTGTGGAATTTCCTTTTGTTACAGTTAAAACACCAGTATTTGGGTTAATAATTATATTACCATCCCATGTATTAAGTGTGAAAGGAGGTGCAAGTCTTTGAATTTCCGAATCAACGTTTTCTGGTTCTAATAAATCTACTTCAAATATTGACTTTTCACCACTTATGTCGAATTCTTCGTTAGCAGTACCACAGACGGCCTTCGGCTCCCATGTGTCAAATTCTACCATATCCTCATTTTTTAAAATATACTCAGTTGTTATGATTGGGTATTTTCTAGGTGAGATGGTGTTAACCAATTCTGGTGATGCACTGTCACCCACGCCACCATTCCAAGGTAACCTTCTTCTGTAAAACCGCATTCTCAAACCAACGGGCTTTGTTAGATTGTTTTGTGCACCTAGTGTAAATTTAAATTTTAAACTTCTACCAGAGTCAATGAGTTCTTTTGTAATTACATATCTACCATTATCTAATGCAGGGCCTTCCAATGTTTTATCAAATGGTACTTGCTCGTAGCCTGAGAATTTAAAGCCGCGGCCGGAGGTGTAGGCGCTTGTATAACTTACGTTAAGATAATGTCTGTTTCTGTAATCACGTGAAGTCTTTCTACCATTTGGCGTGGTTGCATTTTCAGTCATCTCATACCTACCACTAAATATATCTACAAATTCTTCAAGTTCAGATACTATTTCTGCAGAAGATGCTTTATATTTGATATAGTTTAATTTTTGTTCAGTAATTTCAAATTCACCATTGTTATTGATAAGTTCATCGGAAACTACACCCATTACCTTTTTGTATGATTCTTTTTCATAAAATGTGGCAGCTGATATTAGTCTAACACTACCATATTCTTCTTCTTTAGATTTTGGCAATCCATAAGAAATGATTTGGTTAGATGTGTTTCGATTAACATCTCGTTTTACTACTGTAAGATTTTTTGTTTTTTCTGGCATTATCTAACTACTTTAAAAATTGGCCCATCAAAATATTCACTTTTACCACTTCTATCTACTCTAAATTCAAATTGATAGAATCTCTCAGGTTGTAATGTATTAAACCAAAAATCAAAATAATTTCCAGTTGAATCACAATCTACTGTGGTGTATGTTGTATCGTATGGTATTATAGATAAATTCGTCTCCACATCCTTTACCTTATAATAAGTAGTTTGTGGTAGATATTTAATTGTAGTATATGGGTGTGAATCTGCAAAAGTTCTTTGTGGGTATCTTGCTCTACCAACTACTCTAAGTTTTGCTTTAGATGATTCCTTATACTCAGTAAGTGTATTCTTAGCATATACTATAATATTATCATCAGTAAGTTCTTCTAAAGAACCTGGGTTGAATGTACCAGATACCCATCTAACACCCAACGTAGGAACATATATTGTATTAGTATCATTTGAAAAGAATTTAGATGAACCATATTTAACAGAACCAATTTCTTGTGATTTTGGTCGTTTAATTATAAATCCGTTATTGGGGCGAGAACCACTTAACCAATCATTTACATAATCGGTAACATCTACATTTAAATCTACTGTGTATTTGTTGAATGATTGAGATACTAATGTATTACTAACAGATGCAGTATACCAATTACCACCACCTTCATTTAATGTATAAGAGCCAGTTACATCTGCTGCAAACGAACTCGTTACCCATGTTGAATCATTTCTACTTACCCAACTACAACCTTCTGTAGTTACTGGATTATCATAAAACGAACCCATCCCTTCACTCCAACTACCTGATATTTGGTGAATGTCTAGTGTATATTCACGTTGTACTTCAGTCTCTTGAGTTGATGTTAAATTTAAATAGAATTTTATATTACCCGATATATCACCTGAAGATATTGATGATGATAGTGGTGTCAAATCAAATTGTGTAAGTATTCTACTATTGCCAATTAAATCTGTATTACTAAGTTCATCAAAGAACTTTGTAGTTTCCAATATCGAATCGTTACCTGCGTTCTGATTTTTACGAGCAGTTTGTTCGTAAATGGTAGTATCTTTCTGTCCGTATATTCTATATATCATTGTTTATCTCCTTAGAATGATTGAGTTACTACCTTACCCCTAATGTCTGTATTTGGGAATTTAACTTCAAATATTGATGGGTCTTTTGCTGGGTAAATTACTCCAAACTTAGTGGCAGTCTTAATACTATATTTATTCGGTGAATAATTTCCATTAAATTTATTAAATATTTGAAATCCACCAACACCCTCTTTATCGGGCCTAATTACAGTTTGAACACCATCAACACTGTCCAACAATAAATATAGTTTAGATAATTGTATTGGGTTGTTTATAGACATATTATTAATATTAAAAAACTCTTTAAGTTCATTTATACAATTTAAAAGAACTACATTAGAGTTGTAATCTGGCATTACAGTTATTTCGAATTCGATTCCAATGTTTATAATATGTGCGTCTTTAATATTAACTGCATCTGTTAATAATCTATAATATGAAATATAAGTTTTTAGATTATTTTTTGTTGCGGTGTTTAGTGGTACTAAATGATTGGTATCATTGTAACCCAATGTGTATAAGTTTAGTGCTAATGGGTTCGGTATTTCAGATGTGATTGTTTCACCATTACTTTTTTTATTTTCAATTTGATAATCTTGTAGTATGTATGCTTTTGCTACTGAACCAAACTGTGGTGGTAGTGCATAACATCTCATAATATAATCTTCTCTACTTACAGTTCTATTTTGAGCTGCAAAGAATGACATTGCATTGTTACGAATCTCATCCATAGATTCTTCACTACGTGCTCCTCGTGCTGGTTCTGGATTTGTTACTGCTATAGAGTTTCTAACAAAGTTTACAAGTGATGTATCTAAATTACGTTCATTTGCAAATGTTTGGGTAGATGAAATAACAGTTACTAAGTCTTTTGCTGGTACATTATCTACGATACCATTACCAACTAAATACTCAACCGTTAACGTTGTATTAGATGGGGCAACTCCATATGTTTTAGTATATAAAAAATTAGATGGGTCGATTCCTTGGTCTAAATCACCAACGACTCCATATAGAGCAGAGCCAACGTTATCTGGATTTGGTATAATCTCTTCATCTGCATTAGCGGATACACCTGCTCCAAATTGAATTGTCACCACACCTCTATCTTCAATTTTTGTTATAAATCTCTTTGGTACTCTGTTTAATTGTAAAAGATATGGAGTATCGTCTGAGAATTGTGAAAATTGTGTTGAGTTATCTTCGTTGTTTTCTATTTGCTCAAATACTGTGTCTTGTGCGAGATACGGAACTTCAGTCCACTTATCGTTATCTGAATCAGTTATACTTTTAATTCTAATAAAATTCTCATCTTCCAATTTTATTTTATCATAAATCTTTGGACTTTCAAAAGAATATTCTTTTGTTTTAATAGTACCACTTGATGCTTTAATTTGTTTCTTTAATAAATAATAAACTGGTGCATTTGTATTTTCATCTATTTGATAAACGGTCACCTCAGTTGGACTTAGTGAAGATGAGAATGAAAAGTCTAATTGACCTTGTGTTATAAAACTAACATCACTATTGTCAGTTGAACCAATTGACATACCATCAGAAATAACCATTGCATAAGTGAAATCTGGTTTTACATTATCACCAGTTCCAGTAGATGGTACTAATTGAAACACATCCATAGTAACAGTTGCAGGTACATAATTTTTGGCTTTATACCCATACGCTGCAGCGATATTAAATAAGTTACTATTTTCTTCTGCGGTTGTTATTAATGATTCTCTTAGTTGAGTGTCTGTATAAAATGATAGAACGTCACCGACATATGATGCCATCTCAATGAACATCATGCCAGGTGAAGATTCGTTAAAATCATTATATGTATTTGGAAAGTATGTTTTAGAAAAATCAATTAGATTTTTTCTAAATTCACCGAAGTCTCTACCTACTAAAGATACATCCTTTTGTACTAAGTCGTTGTTAACTTTTTTTGCCATAATATACCTATTCTATTGTTGCTGAACCTGCGTTATCTACATACATAATAATTTGTCGATTTACACCATCCTCTGTTACCCTATATGATAATTGAATTTGAACATAGTTTCTATCTTCTATTACTTCAATATTAATGTCATCAATAACTATGTATGGTAGCCAGAAATTAACATCCTCTGTAATGGATTCCCTAAGACTATCTGATAAACCTGCTCCTATTTGTTCAAACATTAAAGAATATACACTAGACCCAAACTCAGGAACAAATGGACGTTCTCCTTTTCTAGTTAGTAATAAGTTTTTTAAGTTGGATATGGATTGTTCTTCAGTTGTATAACTTAAAGTAAACAATCCCTTATTACTACCGAATGGTAAGGTAATACCGACTGCGACATCGGGTTGTAAATCTAAAGTTTGATACGAATATTCTTTTCGTGGTTTAGCCATTTGTTATCTTCCCTTTTTCTTATCAATCGCTTTCATTAATGCTGAATAATCTTTTGTCATTGCACCCATAACGTTTGCAACTTCTTCATTATTAGTATCAACGGGTCTACCATCTATATCTACTGTAGGGGCTATTGTATTAGAGTTCCCACCCACAAATCCTTGTGCTTGGTTAGACCCAAACTGAGCATCCATATTTCTCCACTCACCATCATTTGCAGTTTCGTTTAATAATTCATTTAACAACTGGTTTTTTACAAATGTTTTTGGTTTAGATGGTGTGGTTGTGCGTTCTTCTTTTAAGATATCAGATATGTTTATATCTAATGGGTCTTTAACCTTTTTAGGTTTAGACTTTGTTTCTTTTATAATTGGTTTAGATACGTTTCTAACTTCCGTAATGATTGGTTTTAGTTCTTCCCTAACTACCTTTCTTACGATAACTTCTAATAATTGTGCTAAATCTTTTGCCTTCATAATAATATACTTTTATATAAATATCAATTTTTTTGTTTTATGACACACCCACCCAAGGAAAAGGTGGGCCTGGTATTGGTGGTGCAGGTGGTGCAGGGATTAATCCATTATATAATCCATTTACAGTTAGTAGATGTGTTGTGAACGCTAATATCAATTTACCACATATAATATTACCCATCGGTGTTGGTGCTGGTGGATTGTTAAATGCGGCCCATAACCCTACATCTAATGGAGATGGAGTTCCACCTGTTAGAACGGTAACACCAGTCGTTGGTGATACATATCCGGGTGGGGGTGGCATTGGTGTCCATGTAACTCCTGCCCAATAGTTTACTGTCTCAGTTGCCCATTTTAAAAACATAGGTGGGGTTGGTGGGCCTTCGGAATCTTTTATCTGATTGAAGGTATCTATTATAGCATCTTCAATTGGTTTAGTCGGAGGTGCTGATATGATTGCTGAACCTGGTATTAATGTAATCATTCCACTAGCAACCGATACCCCATATGCATCTGCAATAACTTTAGCAGTATCTGCTTCTGTTTTTTCTATAGGAGCATCTAAGTAAGGTGCAACCGTTGCTTGAAATGATGGGAATAATACGGGCATTTATTGAGCCATCATTTTTAAATCGGTTAATAATTTTTGAACATCTGCTACGTTTGTTGCAGGGCCAGTTGGGCCTACACCAGTTGCGAATGTGGCAGTACCTGCAGTTAAATCTGCTACTTGCTGAATAAGTCCTTCTAAGATTGTAAACATCTTATCCATCTCCATTGCCCATGAGGGTGTTGCATTTATAATATCCTTTGCACCTGATAATATAACATAATCGGATTTTGAATCCAATAAAATTCTATCAGATGTTATTATAACAGATGGTTTGTCAAATTTAGATTGAACATCAACACCCATTCCTAAATTTGTTTGAGATGTTTTTAAAGATATTTTTTGTGATGAGGTTAGGTATATTGATGATAGGTCATCATCAGCACTTTCAATAATAAATTTATTATAACTACCACCACTTTTTCTACCATTACTTAAAATAGTAATTGGGTCTTCTACTGTTGAAGATTCCCATGATGGGTCTTCTGTTGTGTCTGCTTCTGTTGGGGAGTATCCGAATCGTAAAGAATGTCCAAACCTACCCTCTATTAATACATCACCTAAGAATGGTTGTAATGAACCCACATCAGTTCTTTCAACAAACCCATCACCTAAGTCGGCATCAGATTCACCACCAGATGAATTTGGGTTTCCTGCAGAAGTATCTCCATAGTCACCACCCGATGTGGTTGAGTTAGTTGAGTTTGCGGTTGGCAGTGAGTTGTTATGAACGTTAGATTGAACGGGTATTATATGTGAATAATATTTTCTTTTTTGTGCTGATTTTGAATTCGAATCAGCAGTCTTTGAGTTTAAAACTATAATCTGTTCACCTAATATTGGGACACGCTTTATGTTTGTATCAATTGGGAATACCTCTACTAATGTGTTCGCAGATGTATCTAATAATGCTTTTACAGAATAAACTTTATTTACATCATCATCTTTTAAATTTATTTGCTGTATTGTACCCGTCTGTATTGCTGACATCTACTCATCTCCTTCATTTTGAAGAGAATCTATTTTCTCATCAATTGCTTTTGCGTTTTCTAAA